TTTATTGGTCCCCTAGTTGTCACATCAATGATGGCTGGAGTGGGTATTATGTTAGCGAATGTTTCTATAGATTTGTTTAAGTCTGAAAAATGGACAGGAGGAGTATCTTTAATTAGTGCTTTACTTGCTTGGTTTTGGACCAAAGACTTAGCACAAACAATTATATGGTCCGTAAGTTTATCCACACTTTTTTATGTTGCATTAAAGTTTTATGCTCCATTGCGCGAAAAGTTGGGTGTCGTACTAGAAGAAATTGTAGTAGACAACTCACGCGAAAAGTTTACAACGGGTAACATTGAGTGGAAGTTTTGGACTAATAGAAACATTGTTATTGGTGCTTTATCATTAGCATGTTTAAACATTGGTGCCAATATTTCATTTGGTAAAATTACTGGAAGTATTGCAGGGACTAATACAAATATAGATCATCTTGCAATTTATTCTAGTCTTGCAGATATGGGCTCAGCATTCTTTGGTGGCGGTCCGGTTGAAGCGATAATTTCTGGAACTGCGGCCGCACCTATGCCAATAGTTGCATCTTGTATTATGATGGGAATTATGGCAGTCATTCTATTAAGCAAAGCATTGCCTTTAATTGGGCAGTATGTACATAGAGCATCTATTGCAGGTTTTCTTTTTGTATTAGGTGTATTTGTTACCTTTGCTACAAATATTGCCGGTGCTATTGGCATTGGTGGAACTTTTGCAGGACCATATGGATTTGGACCAGCAGGAATGGTAATCGGAGCCGCGGCATTTGTAACTGCAAAATTTAATCCCTTTTATGGTTTGCTTGCCGGATTTGCAACAAGCTTAATCATGATGGGCGCTTAATATGGCTTGGGGAGAAACTTTTACAAATGAGTTCTATGAATTAAAAGTTGCAGGACTCACACGCAAGTTGCCCAAAGTTAAAATCAATGACGAGCTCGCGATAGCGAGCTTTGTCATATTGGGTGATACAGAATTAATAGAAGAGTGTGCTGAAGCAATTATTCTTCTGAATGATTTTCCAAAGAAAGATGAAATTGATATTTTAATTTCCCCCGAAGCAAAGGCAATACCCTTAGTACACACCATTGCAAGAAGGTTGGGAAAAGATTATATTGTTGCAAGAAAATCTATCAAGGGATACATGGATAATCCTATGATAGAAAAAGTTCAATCTATTACTACAATCGGCGCGCAAACACTTGTTTTAGATGGTTGTGATGTTGAAAAAATAAAAGAAAAAAAAGTTTGTATTATAGATGATGTAGTGTCCACAGGCGGATCTCTAATAGGACTTCAAGCAATGTTAGAAAAAATTGATTGTGAAATTGTATGTAAAGCTGCAATCTTATTGGAAGAGGCTGGATATGATAAAGGTGATATACTTTATTTAGAAAAACTCCCAATTTTTAAACCAGATGATTCCGATAATTGATTTGAAAAGTGATACTTGCGAAGAGCAGATGTATGACGCTTATACAACTGTGGGATTCGCAGTATTCACTAATGTTTATGATGAGTGGCTATCAGAATTTCAAGACTGGAAGCAACTCATGGACGAGTTCTTCCAGCTACCATTAGATGTGAAAAAGAAATATGTATATAATGGAGTAAAGGGTTCCTCAACATGTCGCGCAGGATGGGGAGAGATGGGATATATTCAGAGTCGAGATGGTGATTCGAAAGAATCATATAATTGGATTGAACCAGCAAGAATGCAAGAACAATATTGGCCTACAGAAATTCCAGAGTTTAAACCATTAGCTCAATCTATCCTTCAGATCTCTCAACGTCTTTCTTATCAATTTTTCAATAAGTTTGAAAGTATATTCAAACATAAAAAAGGATATTTAATAGATAAGCATACGAATAGTTATGTTAATATGCGGATGCTTCATTATCCAGCGCACGAGAAGCAAGAGGATCACGGGTTCGGAGGAGAACATACTGATTATGGTTCTATCACTTTACTCTTTCGTTTCGATGATGTTGGAGGTTTACAAGTACAGGATAGAAAAACAGATGAATGGATTGATGCTCCTGTAGTGAAAAATTCAATAGTATTAAACATTGGAGATATGTTTCAAAGATGGTCTAATGATACGTTAAAATCAACTAATCATAGAGTTGTTAATACAGTTCATACAAACTCTAGCTATTCAATGCCGTATTTTGTAGATCCCGGTAGAGATGTATTAATTAAGAATTTCACAGATGAACCAGATAAACATTTACCAATTTCTACCGATGAATATTTTAAACAGACACTAGCCCTACACAATGTTGAAAGAAGTTGGGAACAACAGATTAATTAATGAACATTTAACTAAATACTTAGAAAGAGAATATTATGTTACCATTATTATTATTTAATGTTATTTCTAGTCTTGTCGTAGACAAAGCAACAGATTTAGCAATAGAGCACGTGGAAAGTATGATAGATGATTTACTTCCAGAAGGTGCAAAAAAAGAATTAGACAAAGCTATAAAGGCTGACCCTGCACACCAATTCACAAATGCTAAAGATGCATTGATGGGCGCTGTTGAAGGTAAGTTACCTATAATTAAAGCAGATGGAACCCTTAAACCAATTGAAGTAACATTTAAAATTTCATATGATCCTACTACTGGTTCAGTTGATGTAGAAAAGTCTTGATATTTTTTTAAATGTGTAGTATAATATATTATTGTTTAAGTGAAAGGAATAAATGAGTTATTTTGGGGAAATGTTAAAAGTAGCCAATAATGAATATGGCGCAGTAGTAAGTGACGGTGTTGAAGCAGGTGATGTAGAAAGTTTTATTGATACTGGTTCGTATATTTTAAACGCACAATTATCTGGGAGTATCTATGGAGGATTACCATCTAATAAAATTACAGCATTTGCTGGAGAAAGTTCAACCGGAAAAACTTTTTTTGTTTTGGGTTGTGTCCGGCAATTTCTCACAGATAATCCTACTGGCGGGGTTATATATTTTGAAAGCGAATCTGCCATAACCAGAGATATGATAGAATCAAGAGGAATTGATTCTAAACGAATGATTATCCTACCTGTTGCCACAGTCCAAGAATTTAGAACACAAGCGACTAAAATTTTAGAAAAACATTTAGAAGAATCCAGCAAGTCTCGTCCACCAATGATGATATGTTTAGATTCATTAGGCAATCTTTCTACTACTAAAGAAATGGAAGATGTTAGTGACGGTAAGGGGACCAGAGATATGACCAGAGCTCAAATGGTTAAAGGCACTTTTAGAGTTTTAACTTTATTAGGTGGTAAAGCTAAAGTACCTCTTGTTGTTACTAATCACACATACGATCAAATAGGAACATTATTTCCTCAAAAAATTATGGGCGGTGGAACCGGCTTACATTATGCTGCATCTAGCATCGTATTCCTATCTAAAAAGAAAGAAAAGGATGGTACCGAAGTAATTGGTAATATAGTTCATTGCAGGACTTATAAATCAAGACTCACAAAAGAACATAAAATGGTAGATGTTCTTCTTACCTTTAAAGAAGGATTGAATAGATATTATGGATTAGCAGAATTAGCAGAGAAGTATGGAATCTTTAAAAAAGTTTCTACTAGATTAGAAATGCCTGATGGAGAAAAGGTTTTTCTAAAAACCATGCTGAAAAATCCTACCAAGTATTTTACTAAAGAAATTTTAGACAAGTTAGATGTAGCAGCAGGGAAAGAATTTTTATATGGAGAAATGGAAATGGAAGAAGAATTAGCTGTAGAAAAAGAAAATATCGAAAAAGTTAAAAATGAGCAATGACTTAACAAAAGAAGATTATGATAGAATAGACAGTTATTATAGACTGGTATTACATCCCAAACATCCCGAAGACATTACACAACAATGTATAGAGATGCTGACAGGACCGTTTAAAGGTGTAGTATATAAGTATGGCAAATTCCAAGTATCACCACCAGATACGGAAGATGAAAGTACTGCTAAGTATGAATATGATATTATAATGGTACCACCCGAATTAGAAGGTGTTGAACACACTGATGAAGAAGGTGAAGAATTTGAATTTATGATTGGTGAAATATTAGTAAAAATGATATGGGACAGATATCAAGAAACAGAAAAATCAGAAACAACAAACCCAGTAACTTTCGTGGAGGACAATGAATCAGAGGATAGAGCACCTAATACTATCACATTTGATACACAATGAACTGTTTTCTCGTAAAGTCTCCCCCTATATAAAAGCAGAATATTTTGATGATAATTCAGAAAAAATTATCTTCAAACAAATACAAGATTATATTCTCAAACATAATAGCTTACCCACAAAGCAAAGTCTTTTAATTGATTTAGATCAGATAGATGGTTTGCATGAAACAGAATTCCAACAAGCCACAGATATAATTAATAAGTTAGAGAAGCCAGAAGAAAAAGATATAACAGCTTGGCTTACCGAAGCTTCAGAAACATTTTGTCAAGACAAAGCAATTTATAATGCAGTTGTCGATGCAATTGCTATTTTAGAAGGTAATGAAAAACAAACTCATTTATCTAAAGGTGCAATCCCAAGTATATTATCTGATGCTTTAGCAGTATCATTTGATCCACATGTAGGTCATGATTTTATTGAGGATGCAGATGAAAGATTTGATTTTTATCACAGGGTTGAAGAAAAGATTGAATTTGATTTAGATATGTTTAATAAAATCACTAAAGGAGGATTACCGAATAAGACTCTTAATATATGTCTTGCCGGAACTGGTGTAGGTAAGTCCTTGTTTATGTGTCATCATGCAGCAAGTTGTCTTTCTATTAATAAGAATGTTCTTTATATAACCTTGGAAATGGCTGAAGAAAGGATCGCTGAAAGAATAGATGCAAATCTTTTAGATGTTCCTATTAGTCAATTAGAAGAACTTTCAAGAGAAATGTATCAAAATAAAATTGATAAGATAAATGCAAAGACAAAAGGTAAAATTATTATTAAGGAATATCCTACAGCGGCCGCCAGCGCAACGCACTTTAAAAATCTTTTAGCAGAATTAAAGTTGAAACGTAATTTTACTCCGGATATTATATTCATAGATTATTTGAATATATGTGCTAGCGCGAGAATTAAAGCAGGATCAAATGTAAATTCATATACTTATATTAAATCAATTGCAGAAGAATTGAGAGGATTAGCAGTAGAATTTAATGTTCCAATTCTTTCTGCAACACAGACAACAAGATCTGGATTTACAAGTACAGATATAGGATTGGAAGATACATCTGAAAGTTTTGGTTTACCAGCAACAGCAGATTTTATGTTTGCTATAATATCTTCGGATGAAATGGAAGAGTTAAATCAATTACTTGTAAAACAATTAAAAAATAGATATAATGATCTTACATCTTATAAAAAGTTTATTATTGGTATAGACCGATCTAAAATGAGATTATATGATGTAGAACAAAAAGCCCAAGAAGATATTGCAGATAGTGGGCAATCTGATGAACCATTATTTGATACTTCCACTGGCAATAGAATGCGCAATAAAGCGGACTTTACGGCTTTCCAATGAATGAACTAGATCATATTAAAGAACATTTGGACGTTCCCAAAAAAGTTTTTAAATGGTTTGAAAATGAATATAATGAATCAACGACTAAACATCCAAAAGCTTGGTGCAAATGCGCTCACAGTATGGGTGCATATATTGAAGAGCAAATAGGATTTTCTTGTTATATTAGTATTAGAAAAGATAAATCATATGCATTATATGAATTGAATTATGACGGCGCAGCAAATGTGCCACAAGAACACTATTCTGAATCTGAGATAGAAATCACAATAAATTTATCTCCAGAATTATATACCCGCCAATTAATCATACCAGAAGAACAATGGGAGAAATATGAACAACAATTTGTTCTTACATTTGTTCATGAGTTAACACATTCGTTACAATTTGATGACCAAAAAGAAAAATTTAACGATTATTTTTCGAGCCCATTTGAGATAGATGCTTATAGTTCTGAGCTTGCTTTTGATATGTTTCTCTATAAAAAGAAAGAAAAAGCTTGCGATGCCTATATGAGGTATGCTAAAATAGATACTAAGGTTTCTAATAAAATGAGAACCATGGCAAAAGAGAAATATCAGTATCTTAAAAAGACTAAATAGTTAAGTAAACTAATTTAATAATTAATTGTAATAGGTTATGTATGCAAAAAACATATAAAAAATTTATGGCTGAAACTGCATCTGATGAACGAGAAATTATAAGAGAAGGTCTCGTTAAAGATCTTGAAAGAAGCTTTAAATCCGGTGGAGGTAAAGCAATAAAATGTGGCGATTATACAGTCACTCCAGTGAAGGCTGATCACAAAGCTTCAGATTTTCACGTAGTTGTTAAGGACCGTTCTGGAAAGGACAAAACAGAAGCAATAAAAAAATGGGAACCGGATTTTATAGTTTATATAGACGGCAAAATACATTTTGAAACTCGAGATGGGAAATTGCGCGCACCTGATAAAAAGACAGCTAAAGAAATTGAAGATTGGTGTAAACAGTACTCAAAGTAAGGTAAGTAAACAAAGAAATCTATGAAAACTTATTCAACTTTTATGGCGCCAGGTTATACTAGGAATGAGATTCGAACCCTCTTAGAACGAGTAACACCTGAGCTCAAAAAACAAGTTCTAGATCAAATAGAACTCGTTGATAATGATGTAGTGTTAAAAAATGTATTAGAGGCCATTCAAAAAGATGTGATGGCTAACATGATAAGAGAGAAAGCTATTGACGCCAAAATTACTATGAATCAAGATTTATTCATAGATGCTATGATATCTTTGATTAATAAGTCCGGCGCTAGTGCCGAAGACCAAGTTAATTTTTGTCAAGAATTAATTAAAGGTGATGTGATTGATTGTGTTAAAATGGTTAAAGATAGTTTAAATAAAGTTGTTAAATTAGATTCGTATGTTACTACAAAAAATCCAGTATGGTCCAAGGTTAGAGACAAATTAATTGCATTAGATGTAAAAATTGATAATCAAAATATAGGCCCTGGAGAAATTCTTTATATTATGTCAACTCCGGGTGGTAAAAAAGGCGATGAAGACAATAAAGGTGATTGTTGGTTAGGTGCGGGAGTTAATGTTGAATTAAAGAAAGATGGTGGAACGTTTTCAAAACCAACAAATTTTGCAGATGCTAAGTTAGCATGGATTAATGCTTTTAAAGATTTAGGAAGAGATATTTCTGCTGATGATGCAGATAGGATGATGTTAGGCGGCACAAAATATTATGGTGAATCAAATAAAGGTGGTGGTATAGCAAAATCTTTATCAATAGGAAGTAAAGAGTATACATCATTGTATATGGACAATAAAGGTGCTAGTCAAAGAATAGCCGATAAAGCTTGTGAAACATTATATAATAATATTTGTTCAATAGCTTGTCCTAATAACGGTGCGATTCCGTATTCATTTAATAAAACAGTAAAAAATGGATTAACAGATCCTAATGAATTTATAAGGCAATGGAATTCTAATGCCCTACACGATTATAAGAAACATGGCTGGGATTATCTAACTCTATTTAATTCTGAATCAGGCGATACAATTTCATTTAAAACAGCACAAGATTTATATAAGTCAAAACAATGGAATGTTGGATCTGAATGGATGTTAAGATGGGTAGGTGGCGGCGGCTTCGGGGGAACTGGTGCGTCCACTCGCGTTTATGCCGGCACTTTTAAAAACGAAGGAACTTTTGATCCAGGACAAACAGATTTTGAAGAAAAGTTGAAAGCAAAAGACGACATAAAATCAATATTAATGCATACTTTTGGCCAATTAAAACAAGGTAAAATGACCAAGAAGATTAAAGATGCTTTTACTTCTGCTAGCAGCTTAAAAGGACCACAAAAAGATGTAACTCAAAATAATGACCCGAAAGATTTTAAACAGTTAACCAAAGATATCGGCACTAAAATATCGGATTATTTTAAAGCAAAATCTAAACTTGGATTTGGTAGAGATAAAGCCGACAGAGAAATCGGTCAAAGTTTTTCTGCTATGAAACAAAAATTGGGGATTAGGTGAAACAATATAAACAATTTCTCGTAGAAGCTTCTGGAAAAAATCTTCATATGGAACATCTTGAGGATGAGGTGTTAAATGGTGGAGTTAATGGTACAAGAGGCGCAATTGATTTTCTAAGATCTTTACGAAATATGTTAGCAGGCCATAATAAAGAAGCTGTTAACGTTACAGTGAAGTGGGATGGTGCTCCTGCTATATGCGCTGGGATTC